TATGACTGTGTCAACTGCATTATCTTTCCTGTCTGTGATATAAAACTATCTACATCTGCACCAGCCCATCTAAATATAGCTTGATCATCATCACCTGCTATGAACGTATCTTGTGTCTTATCCCAAATAGATTTTGCCATACCCCACTGTGTTTGTGATAGATCTTGTGCTTCATCTATAAACACAACATCAAATCGTGGTGATCTATCTGCCTTAATAAATTCTGTAATCATGTCTGTAAAATCAATTAAGTTATAATCTTTCTTGTATTGATCTAAATCATGTACAAACTGTTTAAGTTGGTGCACTGTTATATCTTGTGTATGTTCTTTTAAATTATATTGTTGTTCTGGTGTGATACCTCGTAGTTTAGCTATCTGTACTATGCGTAGTAAATCACTTTTAGTCGTAAATAATCCTGAGTGTTCGTTATCGTATTCGTGATAATCTACTATCAGTCCCATCTTTTTACCTAGGTCTTCATAGTGTCTACGCTGCATAACTTCATCTTTCTTTATACCTAGTCTTCTAAACGCTAGTGAGTGTAGTGTTCTAAAATATGGTAGGTCATCTTCTGATAGATTAAACTTAGACATGGCTCTATCTCTTGCTTCGTACGCTGCTTTTTGTGTAAAAGAAAAATAACCAATCTTATCAGGATCAGTTTGTTTCAAATATTTATCCACTTCATTTAATAATGTAGTTGTTTTACCTGTGCCTGGTGGTCCTAATACGATTGTTTTCATCTATTCATCTCCCAGTAAATTATTTTTTTATAGATGGGTTTTCTAATACCTCGCCTATATTCCTCGTAAGGCACAAATGAATTAAATTTCATATTCATAATTTGATTGGGTTTATTTAAACAAAATCTTTTTAAGTATTCTTTTAAAAAAGTAGGAATTTTTTTAGAGTTGCTTTTAGAAAAATCACCGTCTTGATTTACATCAGTAGAATTAAAAAAACCAACACCTTCAGGTCCTTTTCTAAAAAGAAAAAGCGTATCATCGTTTTCAAATTTTCCTATGTATCTATATTCATAGAAAGTGCTATAATTAAGTTTTGAAAAATGTTTAAATAAAATTTCAAATCTTTCATTAGTTAAACTTTCATCAAAATTTTTTCCCTTATATTTTTTTACAATAAGATCTGCTTTTATTCTTCCCAAATTTAGAGAGTGTAGGTTTTGAATTGGAACAAAAATTACATTGATATTTGAATTAATGTAGCATTGATATTTTTCAAAGCTTGGTCTTGATGAATCAATACACTCTATAACCGTTTCAAGTTTGTTGTCAGAATCTAAAACAGCTATGTCTGGAATTATTTTTAATCCATTTAAAATAGTTTTATAT